CCGACCAGTCCATTAGTCGGTTGGGCCTCGGTTCGACATCCACTCCAAAAGTCGGAGCGAACTCCAAGCGCTCTGTGGGGAAGTAATCCCAACAGGGCGTAACCGAGTGCTTCGTCTGGTAACGAACGATGTCCGTTCTCACGGTCACTCGTCCATCCCAACCCTGGATGTAGCCTCCGAGGAAGGCCATAAGAAGTCCGGCTCGATTTATGAGACGTCCTTTCTGCAGGCTCGCGGGTAAACCGTCCTCGCTCAGTCTCACGTTGAACTGTGTCGTACCAGTAATCCGGTACGAAACGGGTATAGGCGCGTCCTTTCGGTAGCGCTTTAACCCGAAGACTCCTGTTTTCACACCACGCGCCAGAGTCAAAGGCACGTGAACACCAGCAGCTAAGTCCTCATCCGGTGGTACTCGCGGATACTCTGATGAAATAGAGTCCAGCAAGGCACCCACGGTATTTACAAGAGGAACGCCACTGCGTGCTGACCACAGGTTAAGAGTGTTGATGGCTACATAGGTGTCCTGTGCTGTACGGAGTCTTTTTATATAGACACCTCGCACTGAATGCCCTTTAAAGGCATCAAACCCACAGGACTCCCTGAACGGACCCTCAACATGGGTCTTACCTTCATTTACTTTAAACCCTAGGAGGCCCAACAGCCTTACGACCATCGGGACCGCTTCCGTGACGACGATAATATCGTCGCCAAACACACCGAAATTCTTCCCGCGAGGGTCGAATCCAAGTGTATGGGCACTGCGTTGGGGTATACCCCTAAGCTCGTAAACGGAGGCAACTACGCAGCTGAACAACATCGTTTGTAATGGGAAACAAAAATCATTCCCCATCGTAGCGATCATGTTCAACTTAACGCGCCGGTTACCCGGTATTTTGCAGTAAGGCGATCGGAATAACTTAAGCCAATTTACAAGCCCTTTCGGGCAAAATCGCTCAAGCATCGTCACGGCAATGCTGTCGGAGGCGCTTTCAAGGTCAATTGTTGCATATGACCCGTCGAGGCTACCGATACGCGCTAAATGTGCGTTGATACGAGGCTGCGTGGATAGATCGATCCCAAATCGGGAAAGAGTTCTCCTATTCATGAAATACGCAACCCCCTTCTGATACCACATATTCAACAGTGGCTCAGTCGAGATACAACGCGCTACGTCAACGTTCTTATTGACGAAACTTAGCTTATTGCCTTCCACGATCCTGTCCGTATAACGAGCGGAGCGAGTGCGTTCAGCATTCCTCCACAACGGGTGCTTCAGGGCCGTGCTCCTCCAGTATTCGAGGAGATCTTTGCTTGTACAACTGAGGGGACCGTCAAACAACTTGGTGTACATGTCCATGGACCTCGAATCAACGGAGGCCCCAGGACCGACACCACCTTGCTCCCAAATCTGGAACAGACTAGGTAGCACGACGTTCCCATAACCATCCAGGTTATACCATCGCTCGACGTTCTTCTCGAACGTACCAAGGAGGTGATCATCCCAGATATCAGTTCTGATATCGCTCCATTCCGCGCAGCGGTCATTTACCGCGTGGAATTTCTCTAACGCCAACTTGCAAGCCGTTTTAGACGGTTTGTCCTCGTCGTTGTACTTCTTGACGAGGGAGCTTTGCAGGTGAAGCGCTTCGAATTCCTGAAGCGTTATATCAGGCCACCAGGTCGACGCACGCGCAATATCTGACGCGCGCGCTTCCCCGAAGTGGTCTTGATAGTCTCTGTGAAGGTTGGATCTGAGTGTTTCCGTCCAATCGGACATAGAAGTTCTCTCCATGGTTGAGATGCAGCTCGGATATCACTCCGAGACGTAATCCCGTGGCCTTTCAGCCACTACGGCAGCCTTCTCAGGTGCCTTGCAGGTAACGTCGGTCGCTCCCTTCTTCTGCCAGTTAAACGGCGCGAAAGTAAAGAGCATGAAAGCCAAGAAAATGGCCAACAGAACGACGTACTTCAAAGGATTGCATCCTTCGCCAGGTCACCGATGCCGGACGACTGCTGATTCAACGCACCAATGTGCGCCGACAGTGCCGCTCTGACATTGATGATGTCGTACGATTCCGATCCAGCGGGCACAGAGATCCTGGTCTCGATGACCATGACCTCCGGAGCCTGCCCCGCCAGCGGCGTCACACCCTTGCGGGTGAGGACGCTGTAGACGTTTTTCGGATTGCCGACGAGAACACCGTTGCTGTTCAGACGCGCGATGGCCCGGAGAATCTTGGGCCGCCAGAACGTCATCGAGAACGGGTTGGAAACCGAGTGCACGTTGACACCCGTCTGGGTGCCACCCAAGGCCGTGATGGCGTATTGCTTGCCATTCGAGTCCGGGGCCGTGTCCGCGGTGGGCGTGTAGGTGGGCGAAGTTAGCCCAGTCTGCGCGCTGCCAGTAACGGCGGTAAGAGCAATGCTCATGAATGATCCTCAGTTATATGGAGGGTTAGGAAGAGCAAACATGCTAATGTTTAAATTTCAGCAGTGAGTTTGCGAGAGCAGCCATGTTCAAGTCCTGTCCTAGGCCCGGAATTTTGAGCCTGAGGGAGGGTATGTACTGGTTGTTCACTTCCTGGCGTTTTACAAGAAATTGCTTATCCAGGATACGCGAACCGTAGGAGTGGTCAACACTGGTCTCGTAATTGAAACCAGCCTCCGGGGTCCTATGGCTGATGCCTGACACGTCCACGGTATTCAACTGCCGTGTAGTCTCAATCAGCCACTCCAATCCGATGAATTGGAAGGAGAATGCGTCCACCAGACCACCCAGGTTACTGAAGTAGTCCATCACGAACGACCACGGGAAAAGCTCATAAATCGTGGCCCCCCAGTTGTCTGGGGTCAGACTGAGTTGCTCCATCGGTGTAGGTAGGCCGCTAGAATTCTGCGACTTATACGCACCGATGTAGCGAACCGTAAGGTCAGTTATACGGTCCACGGTGTAAGACCCACGACTAGCTCCGATGCTAAAAGTAGCACCGGGGTTCGTATATGAGTTTACAAACGTCCAGCTGTGTGTTCGTGACTTAGCGGCACCGTCGCCTCTAATCCGGAAGATCTTGAACGGTCGTTGCTCGTAGTACGCTCGAAGAGCGTTATCTGCGGCAATTATGTCCTTGACCAACGGCTTCGCGGCATAAGTGTACGCCAGGTGCGCGTCCGTAGCAACACGGAGGGCTCTACTAGACTTCCCATCGATACCGCCGCCCCTACCAAGCCGTTTAAGGTCTCGGTAGAGATCATCGGCAGCACCAATGCTCATCTTTTCAAGCCGTCGCGCTGGTGATTTGAGGAATCTTATCGCTTCCGCTAGCTCGCCGAGGAACACACCGCCTTGAAACTGGCTGTGTATCTTCCGGTAAGACTTAACGAGGTTGATGCGACCCTCATCCCGCGCCTTTGATTGCAAACCAAGGTCAAAAGACGTATTCCATGACCCCAAGACGGCAGACCCTTCAAGTTGGGCCGGCCCATATCTGTAGTCATAGTTAGCGGGGTTAAAAGCCCCGCTATGATCCGAACAGAACCCTCGAATAGAGGATTCTATGGTACGCCTACCAGCGGTCATGGTTGTCCCAGCCATTAGTCCTCGTGCTATCCTTTCCTTCCAGTCAGGATAGCCGTGGGACGTAATGCGGAACGACCCAACATCGTAAGTGTAATAGTTCGTGACGGCTGCGATGATGGCCCAGTTTCGGACCAACCCGTAGTTTATCATGAATTTCTTACTATAAGTGATGCTGTGATCCATTGGCAACCTCCGATAGGGGGCGAGCCTACCGCTCGCGGTTAATTGCGAGAATGAAGCAGGGCCGGAAG